CAGATGAAACAGGAACAGTTCAACTTAGAGTAACCGATGTTTCAGATACAGAAATTGGATATTTAAATGGCGTAACATCATCAATCCAGACACAATTAGATGATAAGTCAACTGCTTCAAAAACAGAAACTTTTACAAATAAGTCAATTTCACTTGGCTCAAACACAGTTACATCAACTCTTGCTCAATTAAACACTGCAGTTAGCGATGCTGACGTAGCCTCTCTTGCAGGAACAGAAACACTTACCAATAAAACTTTAACAAGCCCTAAGATTAATGAAGATGTTGCAGTAACTGCTACTGCTACAGAGTTAAACTATGTAGACGGGGTTACTTCAGCAATACAAACACAATTAGATGGCAAAGTAGACGAATCTTTATTTGACGCAAAGGGAGACCTTTTAGTTGCCTCTGCAGACAATACCCCAACAAAATTAACAGTTGGAACAAATGGATATATTCTTACAGCAAACACTTCAGCAGCAAATGGTATAGAGTGGGCTGCCGCACCTGCTGGCTATTCTCCTCCAACATTAGGATCTACCCAAATAGCATCTGGTGCAACTGTAACAACAATTGCTGGACTTACACTTTCAACTCCAACAGTTTCTGGACTTGCAGTTTCAGATGCGTCTATAGTATTTGAAGGCGCAACAGCAAACGAATTTGAAACAACTTTAACTGTAACAGACCCTACGGCAGACCGTACGATTACCCTTCCTGATGCTACTACAACTCTTGTAGGTAGGGATACAACAGACACACTTAGTAACAAAACTCTTACAACTCCAACAATTAATGGAGGAGAAATTACTGCTACTGGTGGAACTCCAAGGATTCATGGTATTTATCTTCCAGAAGCACACTTTATTACTTTTGAAGGTGCAACAAATAATGAATTTGAAACAGTTTTAACAGTTGCAGACTCAACTGCTGATAGAACTATTACTCTTCCAGATGCTACAGGTACAGTCGCTTTGGCTGAAAATGTTGCAGCGCTATCAGGAGCAACTTTTACTGGAGCGGTATCTGGAACAAGCCTGACCCTTTCAGGAGACTTAACAGTCAATGGAACAACTACAACTATTAACTCAACAACCCTAACAGTAGATGATATCAATATTACTATAGGTCAGGGTAATACCTCAGATGCGTTAGCAGATGGTGGCGGTATAACATTAGAAGGTGCTACTAATAAAACCTTTAACTGGGTAGACGCTACAGATGCTTGGACATCTTCAGAGCACATGAACTTGTTAACTGGCAAATCTTATAAGATAAATAATACTGCAATTTCTGCAGCCTTACCAGCCCTTACATGGGGTGAAGTTAAAAATGGTAAGTCTGGTCTAACAATTAGTTAAACTACTTTATAAAACACAAAGTACTTAACCCTAAAGTAAACATTTACTTTATTATTTGTGCGTAATTTTCTATTTTAATTCTATGATATACTAAGAGTACTTTGCGATTAGCAAAGCGCTAATAATATTTTTTAATAGAAAGTTGGAAAAATCAATGTCGGATATCTTTTCTTTTCGTTTATCAGATGAATTCGTAAGCAAATATGTTGGAGTTCAAGCGCCATTTGGCTTTACAGACGCAGGATCTAACTCATTAGGCGAAATTACTTTTATACGTACATACTCTCGTATGAAAGAAGACGGTACAAAAGAAAGATGGCATGAGGTTTGTAAGCGGGTAATTGAAGGAATGTACTCAGTACAAAAGAACCACGCTAAAGACAATCGTCTGCCTTGGAACGATAACAAGGCTCAAAAGTCTGCTCAAGAAGCCTATGACCGTATGTTTAATTTAAAGTGGACTCCACCAGGTCGTGGTCTATGGGCATTTGGAACTCCTATGACTATGGAGAAGCGTAATTCTGCTTCCCTGCAAAATTGTGCAATGGTCTCTACTCGTGATATTGATCGTAATGATCCAGGTGCTTTATTTGCTTGGGTAATGGATGCCTTAATGTTAGGTATTGGTGTAGGGTTTGACACTATTGGTCAAGATAAAGAAATTGCTATTTGTGCTCCAACAGAGCCAGAAAATATATGGGATATCCCAGATACTCGTGAAGGCTGGGTTGATTCAGTTAGAATGCTTCTAAACTCTTACCTAAGACCTAATCAGGCTATACAGAAGTTTAACTATGACCTTATACGTCCTCTAGGTGCCCCAATAAAAGGCTTTGGAGGGGTTGCTAGCGGTCCAGCACCACTTAAGGCACTACATGACAAGATAAATGAAGTAATTGGCGGTAGAGCAGGAGAAACCCTTGATTCTCGTGCAATAGTAGATATCGTAAACCTTATTGGTACATGTGTTGTATCTGGAAATGTTCGTCGTTCCGCTACCCTTGCCCTAGGCGATGCCGAAGATAATGTTTTTAGTAATTTAAAAAATGCAGAGGTTTTTCCAGAGCGTAACTCTTATGATCCAGCAAAACCAGGATGGGCATGGATGTCTAACAACTCTATTGCTGCAAAGGTTGGAACAAACTATGAAAATTATGTTGAATTAATTTCAAACAATGGAGAACCAGGATTTATTTGGTTAGACGTTGCTCGCAACTATGGAAGACTTGCAGATGCACCAGATGGCAAAGATTATCGTGTAATGGGTTTTAATCCATGTGCAGAGCAACCTTTAGAGTCTTATGAATTATGTACATTAGTAGAGGTTCATCTTAATCGTCATGATGATAAAGAAGATTTCTTGCGTACACTAAAATTTGCGTATTTATATGGAAAGACTGTTACTCTTATGCCAACACACTGGCAAACCACAAATGGAATTATGCAACGTAATCGTCGCATTGGAACATCATTAACTGGTATTGCATCTTTTGCTGATACAAAGGGCATGCCTACAATTCGTGACTGGATGGATTCTGGATACAATAAAATTCGTGGGTATGACAAAAAATATTCAGAATGGCTATGTGTACGTGAATCAATTCGTGTAACTACCGTCAAACCTTCAGGCTCTGTATCACTATTATCTGGTGCTACCCCTGGAGTTCATTGGGGTCCAGGAGGAGCATTTTATTTACGTGCTATAAGGTTTGGAAATCAAGACCCAATGCTTCACTTATTTAAAGCAGCAGGGTATAAAGTAGAAGCAGACTTAGTTTCTGCCAATACTTCAGTAGTATATTTCCCAGTAGCATCTGGACATCCACGTTCTGAAAAAGATGTAAGTCTTTTTGAAAAGATTGGTTTGGCTGCTACCGCTCAAAAATACTGGTCTGACAATGGTGTATCCGTAACCTTGTCTTTTGACAAAGAAACAGAAACTAAACATGTTGCGCCAGCGCTCCATCTCTATGAGGGAGAACTAAAGGCTGTTTCATTCTTACCAATGGGTAATGAAACATTTCCACAACAGCCATATAACAATATTACAAAAGAAGAATACAATTCTTACGTAGGCAAAATTGCAAAGATTGACTGGTCTGCTATCTATGATGGAGTAGAAAATCTAGAAGCACAAGGTGAAGCCTATTGCAGTACAGACGCTTGTGAGATAAAATTATACTAAGGGAGATAAAATGAAAAAAATACTAGCATCATTAGCAATTTTTATAGCAGTTGGAGCAACACTGTTTGTTATAAACAAACCAGATGACAACTGTATAAATCTTTATGTTGATTATGGAGTTTTAGATAATCAAACAAAGTTAGAAAAATGTGTAGAATCATCTAGCAGCATTCTTGCTTTAGATGTTTTAAAACAAGCCAACCTTAAAATAGAAGGTACTAAAAAGTATGGACTTGGTGTGGTTTGTAGAGTTAATGGTTTGCCAGATGAAAAGGCAGAGTCTTGTGAAGTTATGCCACCCGCAGAAGCGTATTGGGCAATTATTATTAAAGAAAAACAAGTTATTCCATTTCCACGTAATGAGTGGGGTTGGGGACAACTTGCCATAGATCAACAATATTTAAATCTAGGAGACTCAGTTGGATTGGTTTGGACTGGTCCTAAAGGAGAGTTAATATTTCCATGAGATTAGCCTATAAAGAATTAGATAATGTTATAGAGTTTCCGTTACAAAAAAAGAAACCTACTAAAATTGAGTACGCATTTCAATTGGTTATAAATTTGGTTGGACTTTATATAGCCAACAGTATTACAGTTGATATCTGGCGTTCTTTGACGGGACACTAATGGTTCACTTAACTCGTATTTATACAAAGACTGGTGATGATGGAAAAACCTCTACCGCCACTAATGAACGAATAGACAAGAGCAGCGATTTAATTGAGGCAATAGGAGCGGTAGACGAAGCAAACTCTGCTATAGGTATGGCAACTGATTTTCATAATGACATTATAGATAGAATCCAAAGTGATCTATTTGATCTAGGTGCAGAACTATCTGGTGCTCCAACAATAACAATATCAGAAGAAAGAATTACTCATTTAGAAAATATCATTGACGACTATAACCAATATCTAGAGCCGCTTCATTCTTTTGTTTTGCCTACAGGCGCTTTGCATAATGCAAGGACGATTGTAAGAAGGGCAGAACGTCAGGTTTGGAAAATAGAGGGTATCAATCCAAATATTGCAAAGTATCTAAACAGGCTTTCAGACTTATTGTTCGTAATGGCAAGATATCACAACAAGGGCAATGAAAAGTTGTGGGTTCCTAAAAATTAACTTCACCCTGCTATAATAAGGGGATAGGAGAAATATGTCCAACCCGTCCAATTTGTATGCAGAAAAAATTTATGCAGAGCACCCACTAGTTCTTTGGGCGCTAGACGATGATGCTGATTATATTAGTCTTATTTCTGAATCTCAGCGGGATATAACAAATGACTGGACTAAAACTGGTTGTACAGCAACAAGCAATATTGTTGGAGATGAACCATTTCCAGATAGTGAAACAACAAGGTTGGCAGGCAGTGTTCCAGTTGGAGCAACCGACGATCTTATCTGTATAAGCCCAAACCTAACTAACTTTACTAATTTAAACTCAGATCTTGGAACCTTTGCAGTAGGAACATATTTTTATTCTGCAAGTCCATACCTGCAATCTGTATCTATTGGATACGAATATACAGATACTACAACATCTACCGTGGTTCAAAACCTTAAGGTTTTCCCAACTACTATTTTTGAGAGTTGGGCTTTTATTTCTGAAACCTTTGAAATTCCAAATGAGAATACCAATCTACGTGCTGTTATAAAAATAACAACTACTACTGGTGGAGCCTCTCCACTTGATTATAGATTTTATATTAATGGCGTTACTGTTGGTCAATGGTCAGAAGAATTCAATACCGTTTCTCTTGGCGCTACTCCTGAGTCTTTTCCACTTGATATTGCATTAGATACAACTAGCCAAGTAATTCCAGCAGCAGCATACGGAATATCAACAGAAGAAGGTTATTATCTTGTTAATGATAATGCCTTAGTTGCAAAAAACTCTAGCGTTCCATTAGTCTTTGGTGCTTCAGGAGTAACAAAACTTTTACCAAATACATCAGGAGAGCCATCGTTAATTATCCCTGGAAAAGGATTTTTAAATGAAATTGGTAGATACAAAGAATATACTGTAGAGTTTTGGGCAAGAATTAACTCAGACGCTATAGCACCTAAAAGAATTTTTGGTCCTATTATAGGAACAGACGGTCTCTATGTTGAAGGTGGATTTTTAACTTTAGTAATTGGCAATACATTTTCTTCTCACTTTGTTGGTGAATGGTATAGACCAATGCTTATTCACATTCGTTTAATTCGTAATTCTGCAACGGTATTTATTAATGGAGAAGAAGTAATCTCTATGGCAATTGACACCGCAACACTAGATTTACCATTGCCAGAAGTAGACTCAGAATCACAAGACTGGCTAGGGTTTTATGCATACGCAGATGTAACTCCAGTTGAGATTGATTGTGTGGCTATTTATCCATATCAAGTTCCAACAACAGTTGCTAAACGTAGATGGGTCTATGGTCAAGGAGTTCTTTCTCCAGAAGGAATTAACGCTGCATACGGAGGAACATCAGCATTTATTGACTACCCTTTTGCAGATTACACAGCAAACTATAACTATCCAGATTTTGCAGAATGGCAACAAGGATCTTTTGATAACCTGGTAACAACAAGCACTGCAATTACCACTCCAGCATATCAACTACCAGAAATATTTTTAGACACAAAAACAATACAGAATTTATACGATGACTGCCAAGTTATTCAGACTGGCTATAACGAATCACAGCCTCCATCATATAAGTTTATTTCTTTTAGACCTAATGGAACATGGGATTCAGAGCAGTGCTATATTAACTTTCCAAGATTTAACGTTTTAAATGATCAGGTTAGATCTGTCTATGCTGTTTTTAGCACAAGTGATATTGAACCACAATCTGGACCAGTACAGGCTCAAACACTTTTAAAGATTTATAACTCTTTAACTGGAGACTACTTTATTGTTAAGCAAGAAGAAGATATAGTTAAATATGTTTTAAACTACAATGGGGCAGATCAAGAAATATATACAACTCCATCTCTTGAGTCAAATCAATTTTTTGCAGTTGGATTAAATGTTCAAACAGTTTCAAACTCTTTTGGTCAAAATGTATCTTCATTCTTTGGAAACCAGAATGGATTAAAATTATATGTTGGTGGAGATGAAGAAGCAGAAAATACGTTTACTGGAAAAATCTATACTGTTGGTCTTGCCACTGCATCTAACACGGTTGACATTCAAGACTATTTTGATGAACAAGGCATTGTGTTATTTGATGATCTTGCAGAAAGCGGGGTAACAGAAGAAACAACTGCCATAGCATTAATTGAACACACAGCAAGTTATACCTTATTACCAACAGAGGCATACGATAAGTTTTTCCTAGACATAGGCGTTTCTGGATACTGGCAAGACTATTTACCATTATCTTACTTTGCTCAATTTGTGGCAAATGATGTAGGCAATCAGTTCTACGACTTAGATTTTTTACAGTTTAACATAGGATACCCTGCTCCTTCTGAATCAGTTGAAAATGAAGTTGTTCTAGAGAGTTGGACTTATGGACAATTAAAAGATGAATATGCCAACCCTAGCCAAAAGACTTATTATCAGTTAGACAACTTCTTGTTTAGTGGTTGGAATAACTATGAAGACATGAAACAAAAATCTGTCAAATATTATGAGTACAACACGCAAGACGCATCTGTTAGAAGTTATCTAACCTTCCAATATGTTGATGAAGGAGCCAATTTACCACAAAGCAGTTTTACCACAACCGTTGCCCCAACATCAAGAAGAATTATTGACATGGCAGACTATACCTCCTGGGCTAGCACTAAATTTGAGGTAGTTGACAATACACTTATTTATCCAACTAAGACCATAGACTTTAATGAACTTGCAATTGTTTATCACCTTGAGTTTAACATTAGGAATATTCTAACAAAGCCTATTGCTTTAAGAAGATTAGAATTAGCATCTCAAGCATTAAGCGATAACTCATTTAATCCAGTAGGCACTAGGTTTGGTGTTAATATGTTCCCATACACTCGTGCTGGGATTTATTATGACTATAAAGCAAAGAATCCGTTTAGCATTTATAAAGGAAGCACTCCATATCTATATTTAAATAGAAAAAGCGGAATAGAAATTCGTGGTGAATTTGACACGGACGTAAATAGAGGAATTGCAATTCCAATTAATCAGGCTAACTCTGATAACTATAGAATAAGTGCTGCTCAGATCTGGATGAGATACGATGAAGACTTTTTCCCAGGAACACCAACAGAAATTTTTGAGATTAGGTACAGAGCAGACACCATAAAGTTTTATATGGTTGCAGACAGTGAAAAAGGATCTAGAGCAAGAATCTTTGCTCGTAGTCAGTTAACTGGTCAAGAGTTTAATGGTTTGTCATATTTCTGGAACGGAAGTATTGTAAGAGAACCAGTTATTACTAAGAAGGAGTGGGGAGTGCTTGGAATCGCATTTTCTACAGCCTTAAACTTTGACTCATTCCTAGGTGCAATTAACCTAACTGGTCCAATGATATTTAATAATATTGCCTACTACCAGGCTAATAACCTACAGCAGGTTCAAAGCACATTATTTAGACCTTGGCTACAGATTAAAACAGACGGAGTAACCAACTTTGATTGGCAGTATTGGTTAAATAGTTTTACGTGGGAAGGCGTTCTTGTTATTTCTTCATCAGATCTATACGGAGTAAGTCCTGCAGATGTATACAAAACATACCTTGGAACTAATAAGATTATCATTGATGATGAAGAGGGTATGATTTTTGATGCTGAAAGATTAAAGATCTATCAAGATACAGTTTGGCAGACAACGGTTCAAATTCCAGTATAATCTGCTATACTTATGGTTATGGATAATGAAATTCTTAAAAAAGTTGGCAATGTCCGACGCAAAGTAATAGAAAAAGACTATAACTGGGGACTATACGTATACAAAAAGTCTAGTGGAGCCTGGTTTACTGACGGCGACGGTAGCATATTAAATATTCCATCAGAACGTGGAGACATCTCTAAGATTGCAGAATTAAGAAAAGCAGCAATGCATTACGGAGATGATGGCGAAGGTAAGGCAGTGTTTGTGCCTGGACTTACAAGAATTAGCGAGGAAGAACATTCTGAACAGTTAGATAGAATGAAGAATGGTTTAATTCCTTCCATGAATGATCATGGTGCTTGGGTAGCAGCACGACAAACCTATGATAAGTATGGTAATGATGAGTGATGAATATGTAAGAGTTGGGTTAAATACCCAAGAACGAGACGACAATCCTTTTAGTTCACAAGATCCATTTAACAAATCTTGGGATCAACTTAAAGATTTTTCTGGATTAGATCAAAACTTTCGTAGAAAAACTGCACGTAATGTAACAAAAGCAATGACTTTTGCAACAAACGAATATCTTGATTCTGCTAATGCAACTCCATCAGGAGTAGACGCTGGATCAAAAGCAATTAATCCTGGCACGGTATATAGAAATGGTTACGGACTATTTGATGTAATTACTCCTCCATATAACATGTATGAACTAGCAAACTTCTATGACACATCATTTGCTAATCATGCTGCTATTGATGCTAAAGTAGAAAACGTGGTTGGTCTTGGATACCGTTTTGATATTGCAGACAGAACGATGCTAAGGTTTGAAATGAACGAAGATCAAGCAGCGGTAGATCGTGCTCGTAATCGTATTGAAAGAATGAAGTTAGAACTTAAAGACTGGATAGAAAACCTTAACGATGACGATTCATTTACTAAAACAATGGAAAAGTTTTATACAGATGTACAGGCTACAGGAAATGGTTTTCTTGAAATAGGTAGAACTGTTACTGGAGAGATTGGCTATCTTGGTCATATACCAGCAACAACAGTTCGTGTACGTCGTCTGCACGATGGATTTGTACAGATTATTGGAAACTCAGTGGTTTACTTTAGAAACTTTGGGGCAAAGAATAAAAACCCAATGACTGCTGATCCACGTCCAAATGAGATTATTCATTATAAAGAATACTCTCCATTAAATACATTTTATGGTATTCCAGATATCGTAGCAGCAATGCCTTCGCTAATTGGCGATCAACTTGCTTCACAATATAATATTGATTACTTTGAGAACAAGGCTGTTCCAAGATATATCGTAACGCTCAAAGGTGCAAAATTATCTTCTGACGGAGAAGACAAGATGTTTAGATTCTTACAAACTGGGCTTAAATCTCAGTCTCATAGAACTCTTTATATCCCACTTCCTGGCGATACAGAGAATAATAAGGTTGAGTTTAAAATGGAGCCAATTGAAAACGGTATACAGGATGGCTCATTTAAAGAGTATCGTAAACAAAATAGAGACGATATCCTTATTGCTCACCAAGTACCTATTTCTAAACTTGGTGGTGCTGATTCAGGTATTGCTGCTGCCCTTTCACAGGATCGTACCTTTAAAGAACAGGTATCTCGTCCAGCGCAAAAACACCTTGAAAAGGTTGTTAACAAAATTATTAGAGAAAAAACAGACATTCTTGAACTTAAGTTTAATGAGTTAACCTTAACCGATGAAATTGCACAATCTCAAATTATTGAGAGATATGTAAAGACACAGGTTATGACTCCAAACGAGGCTCGTGAAAAGTTGGACTTGCCACAAAGACCAGATGGTGATGAACCATTTACAATGTCTCCAAGACAAGCAACTGACGCTAGAGCAAATTTGGCAGGGAATCGTCAAAGAGATGCAGAACGAACAAACAACAACTCTGACTCTCCAACAACCATTGCTGGTCGTAATCCACAGGGTGAAGGCAGATCGTCTCAATAATTGAGATATACGTTAAAATGTTTGGTATAATGGATAACGATATGTTAATAAATAAAGCACATTGGGAAACTAATGGCGACAATGTTCGTCTATCAATGCCTATTGGCAAAATCGATGTAGAGCGCCGTATAGTTTCAGGGTTTGCAACTCTTGATAACGTTGATCGTCAAGGCGATATCGTAACAACTGAGTCTAGCATTGAAGCATTTAAAAATTTCAGGGGTAATTTGAGAGAGATGCATCAACCATCCGCAGTAGGAAAGATAGTATCATTTAAAGAAGATCGCTATTTTGATCCATCAGTAAAGAAATTTTATAGCGGAGTTTATGTATCTGCTTATGTTTCAAAAGGTGCACAAGATGCATGGGAAAAAGTATTAGACGGAACATACAAAGGTTTTTCAATTGGTGGAAACATTAAGACTTGGGACGATGCATATAACGATGATTTAAAGAAAAGCATTAGAATTATTAAAGAATACGATCTATATGAGTTGTCCTTGGTTGATAATCCAGCAAACCAATTTGCAAACATTGTATCCATTGAAAAAGTAAATGGTCAAAATGTAGTTGGTGGATATCTTTCAAAGGCAGAGATAGAAAATGTTTTTTGGGACAAAGAAACTGGAATTGTAATGGTTTCAGAATCTGAAAGTGAGACAAGCCCTACATCAGGAAATCCAATGCAAAATATTGGTTTCATTGAAAAGGGAGATAAAAATAATACAGAAATGATAAAGTTCTTAGTTGATAGTGCTAAAGGCATTAGTACAATTAAGATTACAAAGGAGGTTAGTCCTATGACTGAAGCAACAGAAGCAGTAGTTGAAACTGCAGTTGAAGAAGTACAGGTCGCTCCAGAGGCACAGCCAGCAGAGGTCGTTGCAGAAGCACCAGCAGAAGTTGTTGCAGAAGTAACAGAAACCCCAGCAGTCGTTGAGGAAGCACCAGCAGTTGAAGAACTTGCTATTGCTAAATCAGAAGACGGTAGTGCAGATTCTTCTGAAGTAAAAACAGAAGAGGGAGAGGTTGCTGCAGTAGAAACTGCTGTAACAAAGTCTGATGAAACAATTGTTGAGGCAGTTGCAGAAATCAAAAACTCTCTTACAAATGCCTTTGGCGATTTAGCAACAACCGTTAAGTCTCTTCATGAGCAGGTAGTTGCATTAAGTAAGTCTCTTGACAATGTATCAGGTGAGGTTAAGTCCGTATCTGCAGAAGTAAACAATGTTAAGGGTTCTTTCAATGAGTTTGGCAAGCGAGTAGATCTTGTAGAACAAGACACCGCTTTCCGCAAGTCTGGCGATCTAGGCGAGATCGTGCAGTTTGAACCCTCAAAAGTTCAGAAATCCCTATGGGGCGGTCGTTTCCTCACATCAACCGACCTATTTAAATAAGCAATAAAATCACTAGGAGGTGAAAAATAATGTCGGAACAAAATAAAGACCTAGAAAAAAACTACCCAGGATCAGGCGGAGCAGGCGCAGAGATTAACTCTCAAGGCTCATTCGTATCTGGTGGCGTAGGTAGTGCTACTGGTTTAGATTCTGCAGCAGCGTCTGTAGGATCACAACTTGGTAACACTGCAACTGCAGCATTCGGATCAACATCTGGAGCAAACGCAGTAAACCCAACAGGCGCAGCAGGTGGTATTCTAGCACCAGAACAAGCACGTCGCTTCATCGACTATGTGTGGGATGCAACAGTTCTCGCTAAAGATGGTCGTAGAGTTACAATGCGTGCTAACACAATGGAGATCGAAAAGGTCAACGTTGGAGAGCGTGTAATCCGTGCAGCAGCACAAGGTGCACCAGATTATACAAACATCGGCGCAACCTTTACAAAAGTTGAACTTACTACAAAAAAGATTCGTCTTGATTGGGAAGTATCAACAGAAGCACTTGAAGACAATATTGAAGGTGGAGCACTTGAAGATCATCTAGTTCGCTTGATGACCAATGCTTTCGCAAATGATATTGAAGATCTTGCTATCAATGGTTTAGGATCAGGCGCAGATGCCTTCCTTTCAATCATGCCTGGCTTTATCAAGCAAACTCGTACAACAGTTGGAAACGACGCTCACGAGTATGCTGCAACAGTTTCAGACAATAACTACACAACATCAGTAATGCAAGGCTTGCTATTAGCAATGCCTCGTAAGTATCGTGCACTTAAGAGCAATCTTAAGTTCTACGCAGGTACTGATGCTTTTGCTGGTATTGTTCGTAACAACGGTACATTAGCAGATGCTATTTCACAAGCGTTCTCAGATCGTGTTGGTAGCACACAAGCAAACCGTCAAGAATTCCTTGATGGTGGAGCACAGACACTAGGTAACTCACGTACTACTCGTGTACTTGGTGTAGATGTTCTTGAAGTTCCTTACTACCCTGCAGGTTATGTCGATTTGACATTCCCTCAGAACCGTGTATGGGGTTTCCAAAGAGACATCACTGTAAACCGTGAATACAAGCCAAAGAAAGATACAATTGAGTACACAGTATTCGTACGCTTTGGTATCCAATGGGAAGAACTAGATGCAGTCGCTTATGTTGACTCAGATAGTGCTGATTCCTAAGATCTAAAAGATCAAATATTAGGGAGGGTAGCGTAAAAACTACCCTCCTTATTCTTATTCTGGTATAATTACAAATGAGCACAGGAGAATTATGGATCTAACAATTGAGGAATTATCAAGTAAAACCGTAATGGAATTAAAATCTTATGCAAAAAAAAGAGAAATAGAATTATTTGACGCAACTACTAAACTTGAAATATTAGAAATTCTTGCTAGTTGGATACCCCCAGTAAATAAAGAAGAGCGGGTAGAAGAAGCAGACAAGGCAGCAACACTAATAAACAAAGTAGCCCTATATTCACAAAGAAACCTACATATGGACAATCTGGGTGCTTTAAAAGTAGGATACAACATAGTCTCAAAGGAGGCATCGGAAAAGTGGTTAACACACAGGTTGGTAAGAGTTGCCTCACCTGAAGAGTTAGCCGCATACTACGGTAAATAAAAATGCAGATACTACGTCTTCCCCCATATCCACTTTCTATAACCTATACAGTTCCAGACGCTAGCGCTGACTATATACTTGTTATTGAAAACGTTGCAGAGTTAACAGAGATTGAAGAGTCTGTTACATCTAATGCAAGCAAAAAAATTACCTATTCTTTAACTGATGACTTTGTTAAATATGACAAATCATATGCTTTAACAATTTATGAAGATGGTGGATCTTCTGGAGCAACCCTTGTTCGTGGAGATATTGTTGTAGAAGATAATCTAGAAATTATGAGACCTTATGTAGACCCTACACCACTTGCTACATCTGGAACAGCAACAGACATAGCACTTTATCGGGGTTATGAAAATTTAGCAAGAGCAATTATTGATGCTGCGGTTGGTGGATTTTATTATGACAGAACCTATTTAGAGGTTGTTGGACAAGGAAATGACTACTTACCGCTTTGGAAAAAAACTCACAAAATTTTAAAAGTATATGAAAATTCACAACTAGTGTACGACGTAGATGATGCAGAGGGACCAGAATTAATAGATTATACTTTTGTAATTACTAAAGATAAAACAGCAATCACTAAAGATCCTTTAGAATCAACTGACTCTATAAATCGTGCAGAAAGAAGATATGCCCGTATTCCATTAGGATTTTCAGACTCTATTAGCATGTTTGATACAGAAGATAGTGGTCATACACAAACCGTTGTTCCTGGAGTTGCATTTCCTGAAGGAGCAGACTATATCCTTCTAGCAGAAACAGGATATAAGGTTGTTCCTTACGATATTCAAGATGCAACATTAATGTTAATAGATGATATTAAATGTGGCAGATTAGATTATTACAAGAGATATGTTAAAAACTATAGCACAGATCAGTTTAAAATTGAATATGGCAAGGGGTTTACAGAGGGTACTGGAAACATATTGGTAGATAAAATACTAGATAAATATAAAGAAACGATTATACGTCCAGGAGTTTTATAGTGACAACCTGTGAAACAACAGATTTTTTATATCCAATGAAGGCTGATGTTTATCATCCTATTATTAAACAGACCCAATACGGTCAAGCAACAAAAGACTGGGTTTTCGACAGAACAATATCATGCAATGCAGCGCCAGATAGTGCAAAAGGTCAAGAAAATATTAAGCCAGAAATATTTTTACAAAATAAAGATAAACTTATTGCAAGAGTTAAAAGTGATCCACGAACATCTTCAACTCAAACAGAAAATGCTACTACCAACATATTAATAACAAATATTCGTTTTGAAAATGATGAATTAATATATAAAGAAACAGCAGGGGCAAGGTTTGGTCGTGGAACAATTTATGAGGTAGCAACCGTAGAGCCTTTTACTGGACCATTTAAATCAATAGAATATTATAAGATGGTACTACGTAGAACAGAGAACCAGACTGTAGGCGATTAATGATAGTCAGAACTAATACACAAAGTTTTGACAAGCAAATGAACAATATCGTTCAGTATGCCTTTGGTTTTTTAGATGGAGTTCAAAAAGGTAAAAAAATCTTTTTACAAAACCTTGGTGCTGGAACAATTCAGGCTTTGGCTGCTTATGTAGACGTTTCTGCAAGAGGTAACCCACAAGCACTACACCACGTATATGAATGGTATCAAACAGGCAGTCCAAATGCGAGATTGTTTGATATTGACTATACCGTAAGTAATCTTGGACTAACTGTAAATTCAAAATTTAGACAATCAAGAACTGTTAAAGAAGATTCAAATGTTCCATTTTACAATAAAGCAAAAATTATGGAAGAGGGAATTTCAGTAACTATTACCCCTAAAAGATCATCTGTTCTTGCATTTAACCAAGGTGGAGAAACAATATTTACTAAAA